TAAGAAAGACCAAATAATATACGGAGCAGGTAAAGGATTTATGAGTAAAGAAAAAAGATTTGTAAAACAAGATAAAGGAACAAATAGTAGATATTACAATTTGGACTTATGGTTTAATAAAATGATAGAGAAATTATGAAAATGAAAGTAACAAGCAAAAAAGGCAAAGTTTATGAATATGAATATAAACAGATCTTAATGAGCATTAAAGATCACAATAAATTAAAAACATTATCAAAAGAACAAAATATGACGATGGTTCAGTTATTAAGAAATATGATTGATAATTATGGAAATTAAAACCACCGAGTTATATGAAAAAATAGACCAAGAGGTTAAAAAAGGAAAAAGATACATTTTTCTTAGGGGTAGTTCCAGATCCGGAAAGACCAGATCCGCAGTTCAATATCTTATTATCCACGCATTAACCAATAAGAAAAGTAATATCTTAATTGCAAGGGAAACAGCCGTCTCCATTAGAAATACAATATTGTTGGACTTCAAGGAGGAAATGGAAAAATTAAACTTATTCCAAGAATCCAATTTTAATAAAGTGGAAATGATTTTTAGATTTAATAACCACTCCACCATAAGATTTATTGGATTAGATGATACAACAGGTAAGTTAAGGGGTATGTCCTCTGATGTTATTTTTATAGATGAGGTTAATACCATAGACAGAGATAGTTTTATTCAGTTAGACATTAGATGCAAGAATTACATTATCTCCGCATATAACCCCGAAATACCTGAGAACTGGTGGGGGTTAGAATATGAAAATAAAGATGATGGTTCTTTGTTAATCAGCACTTGGAGACAGAACCCCTTTTTAGATGAACGAATAATAAAGTCCATTAACTCACTAAAAGAAATAGATTATGATAAATGGTTAATCTATTCTGAATCAAAGATAGTGGAACCAAAAGAAAAGATATTTCCACCGATCAACAAATATTCGGGGGATACACCAGAATCAAAGCAAATATATTATGGGGTGGATTTTGGTTATGCATCAGACCCCACAGCCGTTGTTAAGGTAATATACAAAGATAAAGAATTATTTGTTGAGGAGTTAATTTATCAAAAAGGATTAACGAATCAAGACATCGCATTTCTGTTAAAACAAGAAGGAATAACAAGAGATGATAATGTGGTGGTGGATAGTGCCGAACCAAAGAGTATAACAGAATTAAACAGAGAAGGACTAAGGGTAGTCGGGGTTAAAAAAACATCTGTATTATATGGGTTACAAAAGATGAAATCATTTAAGATAAACATAAAGGATAGTTCCACCAATTTAATAAGGGAGTGGAATAACTATAAGTTTAAGAAGGATAGATCGGGGAATATAACCAGTAGCCCCGTAGGTGATGATCACCTTATAGATGCATTAAGGTATGTGGTATTACAATATTTGGATAATATCAATAACCGTCAAAAGTATTATGTGTATTAAAAATAAATAAAAACAAAAATTATATTTTAAGATATGGAGAACCATTTTATAGTAATAGATGATAAGAGATACAAGGTAAAACCCCCGACATTAACCACTTGGTTTAATGTTATACAACAGAAGGACTTTGTTAATGATTATGATATGGCGTTATTTGTTTTAAGTCAAGCAACAGGTCTCAGTCAAGAGGAAATAGTCAAGGGTGATGCGATTGGAATATACAACGCAGCAACTGAACTGATAAAATATTACACCGAGATAGATAATACGTTTCATCAGTATATTACATTTAATGGGGTTAAATACAAGTTTATAGATTTTAAGAAGTTAAGTTTTGCCGAGTTTATAGATTTGGATGAGATATTAAAAAAACCTTTTGAGGAAAGAATGAGATTATTGCCGAAGTTAATGGCAATATTTTATAGGATAGTGGATAATAATGACGAATATGAACCTTATGATGTGATTAAGATTGAAAAGACCGCAGAGGTATTCAAGGATCTCCCCATAAACTATTTTCAAGGAGCGATGGTTTTTTTTTACAGTATAGAAAACATATTACAAGGAAATACCCGATTTTATTTATTCAGCAAGAATTGGATGAAGTTGATGATATTAAGGATAATAAAAACACTCAAAGTAATTTCGGGTGGTATGAGGTTGTTTATCACCTGGCTAATGAGAATATATTACAGATGGACGAAGTGGTTAGGAAAAACCATATTGAAGTATTCAACTTCTTAACTTATAGAAAGTATTACAATACCAAATTGGAACAAGAACAAAAAAAAATGATAAAATATGGTAAGTTATAAGACAATAATTGAAGATATAAAAACATTAGTTGATAAACATAAGATGATTGAATCTTTTGGAACGGGGGATATTACGCAACTAATTTATTTAACACAAGAAATAAAAGGTCAGGATAATACGACCAATAAAGCCCCCTTATATCCGTTGTTATATGTTATACCACAAAATGTAACCAGAAACGAACAATTTATAGTTTATGATTTTAACATATTGATTTGTGATGTAATGAATGCAAAGAATTATGATATTGAAACTCAGTTATTATCAGATACATTACAGATTGCAGAAGATGTATTGGCTCAGTTCAAGTATTCGGTTACAGCACAACAGGGGGATTACGAAGATAAGTATGATATTATATTGCCGACCACTTTAACTTCATTTACAGAGAGGTTTGATGATATATTGGTGGGGTGGAACTTCACATTAAGAATAACGGCTGATATTCCGTTAAACAGGTGTATTGCCCCATATAATAATTTTAACTGATGAAGGATCAATTAACTTTTATATTAAAGAAATATGCCAACATCTTAAAAGATGAGGTTAAGAATGAATTAAACAGACCTCGTCCTCATGCACCAGGTTATAACAGAAATGCATATTCACAAGGGAGGAACCCACGCTTCAAGATAAATGCTCCCATTAGCAAGTTTGGGTTCCCCCTTAATGAAAGTGTGGAAGCAAAAGTAAGAGATAATCAAATATTCTTGGAGATGGAAGATTATTACATTTATCAGGATCAAGGGGTTACACCACAGCCACAATACTTGGAAGGTCAAGGATCAGGTGGAAATAGTCCATTTATTTCATCTCTAAGGAAGTGGGCATCATCAAGGGGTATAAGTGATCCATTAGGAGCCGCATTTGCTATTAGAAGGAATATATGGAAGTTTGGTATTGCCCCCACTAACTTCTTAGGTGATGCAATTGATAATATGTCTGTTATATTGGAAGATGAAATGGTGGAAGATATAGATGAACTAATAGATACAATTTTAGATAATATTTTAATTAACGAATAAGATGATAAATATAGAACAAAGACCACTCCCCTTAACACCAACAAAGGTGCCGCATGTGTATAACTTTATTTCCAGTAACTCCGGTAATACTGATTTTAGATATGTGATAGATGTGTATGTGGATACATTAACCAGTAACCCATCAAAAATATCAAGGTTATTAGTTTCACCGAATAGTTACGGAAATGGTATTGTTGATGTTTCACGAATAATTGAAAATTATGTGGAAGGAAATGCAAGATCAGAACAGCCACAATATACCTCATCAGGAACCACAGGTAATACCCCTTATTCCATTATTACAAATGTAAGTGGTTTATCCACCAGTAATGCATTTAACACCAATATAAACTACGAACAAAAATATCACGTTAGAGATTATAGATTATTGGTTGGGGAACAATATACCACCACCGCAGGAACCATAACGGATATTTCAACAGCAAGCACCACCCCCGCATCTATTATCTTAACGGATACAGAAAGTGTGGTTGCATCTTATTCAGGTATTAACCAAGTAAATTGGTATGGTGCAGGTGCAGGAGTTCCACAAGGTAGTTCATTAAACAAAGGGGTTAGTATTACTCACATTAACGGAGGTGTAGTAACCGCATTTACAACAACAGAAGTGGATGGTTCATATCTGGCAGCAAGTCAGCCCAGCGATAATGATGTATTAACCATAACAGAAAGGTTTAGTGGTTGTTTTATAAAATATGTTTGGAGGGATGAACCCCCGTTTGTATTGGGGTGGTTTTTATCTGTTGCCAAGACCTGTCCCACAGGATTTACGAATAATCCACCAACAGTTATTATATGGCCTGGCACAAAAGAAAAACAAGGTAGTTATACCCCTTATGTAAATAATAATTTATATTGGGATACAACAGATCCGTCAGATCAACAGGATTATTGGGAGGTTAAGAAATACAGAATGAGTGGAGGCACCATATCTGATATTGAACCATCGCAGTTTTTAACCACCGCTGGTGATAAGTTATATTCCTTTACAGATACTACATTAGGAACCGTAACAAGAGCAAGGAGAAGGAAACATCACCCCGAATGTCCGGTGGTGGTAAGTTACTTCAACGGTTATTTATCTGAATATGCTGATTTTGAGTTTATAAACAATATTGAAAATATTATTGTTGCAGAATCATCATCACAGACCAGCAATTATTCATCAGTCCAAAAGGTATTTGATAATGGTATTACTTATACCGGAATAACTGATGCAGAGAACACCATTAAGTATTTAACACAAATAAGACCTGATCTTGCTGGTGGTAAGTTGGCAGTTTATGCCAGCAATAATGGATTAAATGAACCGGACTGGCAGAACTACGGTGTTTCAGAGTTATTGGAATATTATATGGAGAATAATGATTGTTTAAGTGATCCCGTCCATTTATTATTCTTAAACAGACAAGGGGTATGGGATACATATACTTTTGATAGAAAGGCGTTAGAGCAGACCGATATAACCCGTGAGACCTACGCAAAAGGTGGAATTGGGGATAGACCCCTATACACCAGTTTATCTAGTCAGAGAAGGGATGTAATTTATAATCAAAATGTTAAACAGGTTATGAATGTGGATACTTGGTTTTTAACTGATAATGATAAAAGGATTGTTGAAGATTTATTCTTATCCCCTGAGGTTTATATTATATTGAATCATAACTGGATGGGCAAGACCGAGAAATCTTATAATCCGTATTTATTGCCAGTAACTATAAACACCAATAGTATTTTGGAATATAAAAACAGATACACGAAATTAACCACATATTCTTTTAAGTTCCAATATACCCCCATAAACTTATATGAAGCGCAAGGATAATGTTGCAGATCAGAACGGAGATAAATAACACTTTTAGATATATTGATCTTTATGAAGATGAAGATATTAAGGCGGAAATATCATTTGCTGAGGTTCAAGATATAACCAAAAGAAACAGCACCTATACTCAGTCGTTCAAGGTGCCAGGAAGCAAAAATAATAATGATATATTTAACCATTTTTACGACTTTGCAGCTACGACCATAGATTATGATGTAAGAGAAAAGTTCTCTTGCCAGATGTTATTAAATGGGGTTATTTTATATGATGGATACATCAGGTTAAATAGTGTTTCAAGGAGAAAGGAAAGAATAATATATGATGTAACCTTTTATTCACA